CCAGTTCAGCAAGCATGTTATTTCCTATATTCTGCAATCATAAACGAGAAAGCGGTAACAACACCAGCAATCCAAAGTAAGGGTTTAGCCGCCCTAGCAATCCATTCTAAAACTGTGAAAGCCCCTTGGGCGGCAGAGAAGGCTTTAACCACCTGCTCTGTCTCCCCACTTAGCTTATCCACCTTAGTCTCGACTGCCAGTAACCTTTCATATATTTCTTTATGGGTTACTTCTGCCATGATTATTCAGGCTTTTCAGGCCATGTGATGTCGTTAGGAAAGCCCGCCTGTGCGCTTACGTCACGCAAAGCCTGACGGTAGGTTGCCCACTCAGTTGCCACCCCTGTGCCAGCTTCAAAAGCTTTGATCGCCATCCAGTCACATGAGGCGATTAGCTTGTCACGTTCAGCACGGGCGGCAGTAGCGGCTTCTTCGTTTTTACGGGCTGTGTACGCTTCTTCTTGTGATGCTTTGGTGACTGTCGCACCATCTTCATCTACATAGTCAGAGAACATATCACGCTCGACATACGCCTCCACCCAGTTGCCATTGGTATCCTGTACGACACCATTACGACTGACCACCTTGTACTCACCTGAAGCCGCTGGAGCAGGAGCCGCCAGCACTGGGTCAATACCAAGGCTGTCACAGATGGAGCTAGTCCATACCCGTGGCAGGGATGTGTTAGGCATTGAGCGGCGAATCTCGCCTTGAGTGTTTACTGCACCACTGGTGCGATTACGATATTCAGACATAATATTGATCCTTTAAAAGTCTGTTGAGGGTTATGCGATTGCTAAGAAGATGTAACTACCACCACTTGCATTCAAAGCCGCTGGTGCTGATGATGTTACTGTGAAGCCAGAAGACAATGGGTCAATGTAGTCAGTTGATGTGTTTTCAGCCGCTGTGTTGTTGAGCAACATATATGGATCATTACCGGCAGATATACCTCTAACTGAGTCCCAGTAATACCAATCACCAGTGCTGTCTGTGCGTTTAATTAATATAAACCTTGCACCTGCGCTGAAGCCACAGTCTACATTTAAGTCAGCGCCTGTGCCTGTGTAGCTTCCCACTTTACTTACACCTGCTAGGGTTGCGAAGAGATAGGCGATGTAGGTCGTGCCAGAACCATTGATTCCGCTATACCCAGCAGTTGGGCCGGAAATATAAAAATTACTTTCATTAAATGCCGTGCTCCCCCAAGCATTTGCGCCTGCCCCTGTGTTTAATTCGCTATCATTATTAACAAACAAAGATCCACCAAGCCCTGTTGGAGCGGTGTATGTAAACCAAGAAAAAGAACCGCTATTTCTAGTTTTAGTAATAATAAGCTCTGGGGTTGTTGTTAAATTATGAGCAATGCCTCTATTCTGTGTCCCATCACCAGTCCAGCAAACCACGTCGAATACAGAGGGGGCACGGCGGAACATCCATGAGTAATACGCAGAGTCTCTGGTTGAGCTATTCCACCCATCACTGTAGTCAAAATCGAAAGTACCGCTTGCACCCCAAGCAGATGTAGTGTTAGTCTTGAAAACCCCTGCACCAAGTAGTCTTGTAGCCAAGAATGTATCAGCAATTGGGGTGTTCCTTAACCACGCCATATCAACAGGAAAGTCTGATATGAATGAGGGCGCTGTTTGACCTGCTGTAAACTGGTCAACCGCAAACACCTCAGTCCCAGACTCAGGAGTCTTCATCGGGCGGCGGATGGCTATGTATATGTAGTCGGAAGAAGCGGCATTTGTCTGACTCGCATTGGCTGTTAGCTTAAAGCCGGTAGATGTAGGCTCAACAATAGTTGAAGTGGCGTTATTATACTCAGCATTAGTTAAATTAGGAATTAGCTCTGATCTCCCGGTAACATTTAAGCCCCTCATATTGTCAACCATCATCCAGTTTGCAGTTCCACCTGTTGCTCGCTTAAACATTAAGAATTGAGGCTCGTAGCCAAGGTCAATTACTGGCCCTGTTGTAGACCCATTACCCGTATAACTCCCACAGCTAATAACATTCTGCTCGCCATCGTCGCCAAAACCTCCAGCATCGTGGGCGAAAAGGTAGGCTACGTATGTGTTTCCATTACCGTTAACAACATCAGATGATCCAACAGTAAGGTTTGTTTCTGTTGGCGTTGTGCTATTCCAGAAATTAGAAGCACCGGCACCGTCAGTGGCATTTAGATAAATATTCTTGGTTGCCCCGATACCTCTGTGGTACACCGCCCAGTTGTTTGATATATCCGTCTGTTTAACAATAATGCACCCCGGCACAGAGCCAAGGTCATGCGCTACAGTTCTTCCAGCAACACCATTCCCCGTCCACGTCACAACGTCGAAGAACTTTGGACTCTTGCGCCATGTCCATGAGGCGTAGTTGTTGCTACTAGCATTAACGTCAGCGTAATTTACTCCTAAAGAAAACCCATTTGAATTAAATGCAGATATAAGGTTGGGTGAATTAGTATCTTGTGCGTTAGTTAAATTACTTCTAAGAAAATTAGCAGTCCCTCTCGCTGAATCTGTCAGTATATGATTATTTGCACCTGTACGATTCTTAACCCAAACCAACCCACCCTCACCATCAAGGTCAATCCCGTTGGTGATGGTCTGTGTAGAGCCGTTGCCAGTGTAAAGGTAGGTGCTGAACAAATCTTCAATATACTCACCCCCACCACCAACACCTGCGGCGGCTTGAACTACGTCTCTTACTGCCATTACGCCATCCCCAGTCCGAGGACAAAGCCCCTGTATGTCGTGCCACCGTCTGAGGTGAAGAACGCCAGTGTGTCAACACCAGCGGCTGTTAGCGTGGGAGCCGTTGCCGCCGCCCAAGTTACACCTGAGAAGAACGTTAAGGCCGCAGAGCCACCATTGGTCACCTCAAGCACAAATGCGCTCACAGAGCCGCTAGAGGCCACGTTGCTGACCGTTAGTGTTTGAGCGCCAGACAAGGTGTAGGTGAAGTAGTTGCCAGCAGACAGGTCGATGTCGTTAGCACCCATTGCCACCTTGGTTTCTTTAACACCTGTCAGCGTAGGGGTTGTTGTAGGGGCTACGCCTGTTAACGTATTATCAGCAAAGGTAATAGTCTTATTGGTTAGCGTATTAGTAGACGTAGCAGTAAGGTAATCACCAGCGTCAATTAAATAGGGGACAGATGCCCACGCAGTAACACCGTCACCAATCTTAATCTTACTTGTGTCAGTCTCAGCACCCATTTCACCTAAAGCAAGGATTGGGTTGGCTGTAGTCCAGTTAGAAGCGGTGTCCCGACGAATTTGAATTATGCTAGCCATTAAGCTGTACCTCCGTTAATTACTTGAGAAATTGTATAAACACTATTAGAAAAACCACCATCTACATAAAGAATTTCTGTTATTGTAGTTGTTGTGGGTGCTACTTGAATCCAACCACCGCTTGTATAAACACGCATTTCACTGCTAACAGTGTTGTAATATAACGCACCTATTAACAAAGCATTACCGTCATTGTCAACACTAGGGTTAGAAGCCTTGGAGCCTAAGTAGCGATCATCAAACTCATCAAAAGAGGCAGCAGCGGCTATAGCTGAATTGTCGGCGTCCGTTGCATAACCTGATGCTTCTACTGCGCTTGCAGCGGAGTCAATGGCTGATTGATTAGATTCACCAGCCTTAGTTGTTGAAATACCAGCTTGATTCGTTGAAATAACAGCTTGATTTGTTGCAATAACAGCTTGAGCAGTAGCATCGTCAACCACTCCCGCAGTAGAAGCAGCACTGGCAGCAGCAGCATCTCGTGCAGTTTCAGCCAAACCTTGAGCAGTTTGAGCACCAGTTTCAGCTGTTTCAGCGTTAGTTTCAGCCAATTCAGCGGCTGTTTGCGCTGTTTCAGCATTAGTTTCAGCTAGTTCAGCAGCTGTTTTAGCCGCCTCAGCAGCCGTCTCAGCCGCTTCAGCATCAGTTTTAGCAGATTGAGCAGCAGTTTTAGCCGCATCAGCAGCAGTAGCATCAGCAGCTACACCAGCCTCAGCAGCTTCGGCGGCAGTGGCAGAAGCTTCAGCTTCAACAGCGGCTTCTTCTGCTCTTAGCGTTAATTCTGTAACTTCGTTTAAGGTGATGCCACTGCTAATGTCACCAGCACCTCCTACTCCACGATAGATAGCCATGTTTTCTCCTTGTAAACCTTTGTTGAAAGGCTCTAACAAAAGCCCTTTAACAAAGGAAACCCTCCGAAGAGGGCTCCTTTAGCCTAATTAGGCTGTCATTGCAATTGCAACAGCAGCTTCATCACGCAACTCTTTCACGCCATACAGCATGTCAGAGGTAAACAATGTACCCAAGTACTCTTGCTTGTACTGAGTCTGTGAGCGTACGCCCAGCTGCTCACCCAACACAAAGGCATCCTTGTGGAACATCATACCAATACGAGCGTCGCCAGTGGCAACTTCGCAGTTGGTAGAGACGTAAACCTTAACGCCATAGACGTTACCGATTTCACCGTTACGGATAGTGTTGTTATTACCAACGTCACCCACAAAAGCTTGCTCAGTGAAACGAGCCAAGCCCATCATCACGTTACGAGCCACTGGAGGCAGAACCAACACACGACCGTCCATAGGCACGTCTTGATCATCCAGAGTTTGGATAATCTTACGGATACCTGCGTCAGTGATAGCTGATTCGTTACCGCCTGTGTACAGGGTAGAACCGTCACCACCGATAACAGCCTTGTTATAGGCAATAGTACCGTCACCACCTTGTGAGTCACGACCCAATCGGAGGAGATCAGTATCAACTTGCTTAGCCAGCGCATAACCAGCGTCGCCCGTGTAGAACTTACGCAGTGATGACAGAGCTTGAGCTTCCGTGATGTCTTCAATCATACGGCTATACTCGTAGTGCTTGTCGATTACCAACAAGACTTCAGTATTTGCTGTTTGTTGAATAGTCACAGCAGTTGCTGCGGCTTTTACAATGGCAGAGCCACGAGTGGGCTTAGGGATATGGAGAGTGTCGCCTTTTTTGCCCTTGAAGGACATCTTAGAGACGAGGTTCGCCATAACGAGGTTTTGCTTGTAGGCTGCGATGATTTCGTCAGACCACAATTCTGGGATGAAGGTACCAGCGTTTGCTTTTGTTACAACGCTTGTAGAACTACCGGGAAATGCTTGATTTGCCATGATTATCTTTCATAATGTTTATTTAACACGACCCTCCGCATAAGCATTCATGATTTCTCCAGAAAGCTCTTGATAACGGTCAGGGTCAGTACGCATGAGATTAATGATGTCGGCTCTGCGATAGGTTTTCTTACTTGCTGTCTCTCCAGATCCTTTGGTTGAACCAGTGGATGCTGAACGAATAGCTTGTTTACGCTCAATCTTCTCGACTGCTTGCGACTGGTCTACTACTTGTTTTCGTTCTTTCCAAGTAGTTAACAGTTCATTCGCTGCGTCAAAGTCGAAATTGCGATCAGCTCGACTAAATAGCTCTTGCCTTACTTTGCTCTTACCAATCCATTCACCAAAGCTACCGTCTTGAACGACTTCAGTAAAATCAGGGTGAGCGCTTTTAAGGTTTGCCATCGCCTCTGCCCTCTTTAATTGTCCGTTAAGCTCTTCCGCTTGGCGAACCTTAGGGTGTCGATCAATAGCTCGTGCAATAGCTTGGTCGGGGTCGGTAAAGAAATCTATCTCATCCTCGACTGCTGGGGCTTGTTGTTGTTGTGAGACGGTTTGGGTTTGTACAAAGTCATCTACAATGCGCCGAAGTTCGCCAACTTCACTCCCTTGTTTGCCGATAGCTCTTTCGGCTTCTTGATGCATACGGACAATATCTTTAACAGACTTGCCTCTGTACTTATCGGGAATGTCATCGTCTTCTTGGGTTGGCTCCTGTGGAGCTTCCTGTTCTACCTCTTCAACAGAGGAAAACTCTTCGCCTTGTTGTAGGTCTTCTTCACCTTCGTCCATAAATGTTGCCATTAAACTCTCCGTGCTAAATAAGCATTGTGGAATATAATTATGTGCTTATGCTTAATCTAAAGCGGCACTCTTTTGTTCCTGCTTTATCTTCTCGTTTCGCTTCCTTTCCCATTGCATTGCTGCTCCGGGAAAATCTCCGGTCACGCCCTCAAGTTTGACCATAGGCTTGCTAACGATACGGATAGCAGGTTGACCACACACTTTACATTCGGTTGTTCGGAGTTCCGAATCGATGTAAGCTTCTGTAATGTGATCGTCTGAGCAGATAAACTCATAGATACGCTTAGGCATATTGCTCCTTCTCAAAGTCCTCGTAACTGTTTTTAATCGATGACTCGTAAGAAAGGACTCGCTGTAACGCTTCTATTTGTCCTCTGCGGAACCAGAATTGTTTCTCGTCTGGGATGGTAGTAATATCCTGAAGCAAATCCATATTGTCGGATATATCTTCTACATATTGCTTCCAGCCCTGTGAGGCAAACAAATCTAGTAAGGTTTCGTAATACTGTTGTAATTCTTTGTCCATCTCTTTATCCTTTCATATCGTGGAGAGATGTTGCAATTATACCACACTTTTATAAATTTGTCAAGCGTTTTTTGAACTATTTTTAGCTTGTACTTGCATTGCAGCAATACGCTCGTTACTCTTAATATCCGCTTCCTTGAGCATCAGATCAGCGATCTTAGCTCGTTTCTCGAATTCAGCGTCATCTGCGTTACCAGCTTGTAGGTTGGTAGAGAGTGCCGCTGCCATCTTAGCCTTAACCACCTCTGGTTCCAATTGAGCCTCGACTGCGTATTTCTGTGCTCTCGCTTGAGCCTCTTGTGCTTGTGATTGAACCAATTGCAGCTGAGCCTGAGCCATTTGCATTTGCATTTCAGCTTGTGCTTGTGCCGCCTTTTGTTGCTCTGGGTTAGGCTGTGACGCTTGTTGCATCTGAGCCATAAGTTCTTCACGGTTAGTAAGACCCATGTTGTCAATAACAGCAGATACCAGCATTGGGTACATTGGGCTATCTTGACCAAGGGTTTGCAACAGTTGAACCAGCTGTGTCACCTCATACTCACGAGCAATAACACCCAGAGAGCTAGAAGGGATGAACTTATAGTCACTGACAGGGTAGTTATCAGGGTCAAACTGCATGTAACGCCACGCTGTCTTCTCGATCATAGGGATTAGGAAGGACTCTTGGAAGTTAATTAGGGTACGCTTGTGGCGCTTAATAATGGCACCCATAGACATAGAGACAGCACCAGCGGCAGCGTCACCATTGATAGTTCCGGGTATGCCAGCAGCGTCAATAGCGCCAGTAGCCATCTGAACCATCTTCTGCAACTCACCCGCCTGAGCAAAGGTCACCTGATCTAGGTTACCAAACTTAAATGGCTGGAGGATTTCAGAGGGGTTGCCGTTAGTTAGGATA